GCCAAGGCCAAGGACAAGGACAAGGACAACCCAGTTCAATGTCATTAGACCAATCTACCATCAGCCAAATTGTAAATGGGCTACAACAAGCCAGCATTGCTGGCGCCACATCGCTCCCAAGTCGCGACATCCCGCAAAACACACAACAAATCGTAAATGACCCCGCCATACAAGCAAATTATGTGCCGCCTCCGCAACCAAGTCAGTCCGATTATATTAAAGACGAAGACACCAATTACACTTACAAAGAAGAGACAATTAACAGCTCATTGGATGCGGTTTACGACGAAATCCAAGCCCCGTTATTATTGTCTGTGCTGTATTTTATTTTCCAATTGCCTATTATGCGAAAACTAATATTCCAATATATACCGTTTTTGTGTAGCAATGACGGCAATTATAATTTCAACGGGCTCGTATTTACAAGCGGACTATTTGGCTTCATTTATTATTCATTGACAAAAACAATGTCGCACTTCAATAAGTTTTAGAAAAAAACCTTTTTAAAAAAGCAGCTTAAATATTATATTACTTATAATTGTATTATAATATTTTAATGGAATTCAATACACATGCTGCGTCAAACGCGTCAAATATGATATTATTTGAACGCATTAAAACAGGCAATCCACTTTTAGACACCCTGGTTTTAACCTTTTTACTATCCAGTGTAACCAATATTCTCAAATGGCTTAATATAAATGTCCTATACAATATAAATTTGAAAACCATATTCAACTACGAAAAGTTATACCATTATTTTTCAAAGAAAAATGTAGTCGAATATGAAGGCAAGATTTCTTGTAGCACAAATATGTACGATAATCATTTACACCAATCCGCCGCATTTAGCGACCGATTTAAAGCATTGTGGGACCATATTATAAACACGGTTGAAACGAATGATACAATACATTCAATTAAAGAGCACACTATTACAACTAATAATAATAAACGTTATTCAGGAAATAACGAAAATGGCATTTATTTGGTAAATCAAACCGACAAATTTTTGATTTCGGAAAAGCTAGATATATACGCATATTCATATATTCAAAGCGGAAGCGACAATGGTGACAAGGCTGAAGGTGGAACAACTAAAAAAACAATTAGCAGCAAAACAGACCAGTTTATTATTGAACTATATTCATATAAAAGCAATATCCAGACAATAAAAGCATTTGTCGATGATATAACTAACAAATACATTTCATCGATTGAGCATCTGCGCGAAAATAAGCAGTTTATTTATACATTATCAAAAACCAAATATGAAGATTGTAGCAGTGAGTGTTGGGACGAGAATCTATTTGAAAGCATTCGCACATTTGATAATATGTATTTTGACTCAAAAAACAAGACAAAGGCGACACTGGACTTTTTCTTGAAAAACAAGCCCTGGTATTTTGAAAAAGGGATTCCCTATTCACTAGGAATTGGCATGTATGGACCTCCTGGCACCGGCAAAACATCATTGGCAAAGGCGATTGCGAATTATACTGGCCGACATATTGTTTGTATATCGCTGAAATTAATTAAAACCAAGAAACAACTGGATAATGTGTTTTTTGAAGAGCGATATAGCACAGACAACAAACGCGGCAGCATTACATTTGATAAGAAGATTATTTTATTTGAGGATATTGACTGTATTGGCGACATTGTCTTGGACCGAGAAAAGAAGAAAAACAAAGAATTAGGTCTGGGCAAAAAACTGAATATGGAGGAGATGACAATGAATTCGAAGGTAAATATGGGTGATTTAATTGAAACTATATCAGAAATGGATGACGCGACAAAAAAGAACTGGACTCTGGCTGGTCCAAAGTCATTGACAGATGACCCACCCATTACACTCGATGATATTTTAACTTTGTGGGATGGTGTTCGGGAAACACCGGGCAGAATAATGATATTGTCATCAAATCATTATGATAAGTTGGATGCGGCGCTGAAAAGACCAGGTCGTATTGATATTACATTGGAAATGTCATTTGCGAGCCGGCAAGTAATTGCGGATATGTATCGGCATCTATTTAACCCTTTGAAAATGGCAGAGGAAGACCTGGACAAAATCCAAGATAAGTTTTATTCGCCGGCTGAAATAATTAATATTTATATGAATGAGGAGCAGAATGAGGAGCGGTTTGTTAAACGGCTACAACTGAATCAGCACGTTTAAAGCGCCACGAATTATGGATACAAACTTTGTAATATTGCTGTTTGTAGAGATCCATTTGTAAACTCTAATTTATCCAAACGGGTTTTAACTGAAGTCTTTTCTCTTTCTAATAATGACACTGGGTCATAATTTTGTTTTCGTTGTTTTTGTAGTCCCATATTCATTGCTAATATCGCTCGTTTAAATTTTTCTAAAATTCGGTCACAATCAGGTATTGTAAGGGTTTTATACTCAGCATCTTGTATTGGTTGTCCTTGTTGTAATAATTGTTTAAATTCAGAATATTTGGCATAATAATATATTTTTTCATTTAAGAGAGCACCTAAATTTGGACATCTAAACATCAGTTTTTGCCTTGTATCAGTCAAAGATATTTCAAAATTATATTCTTTTAAATCATCTTGAAAATAAGGAATAATATGTCTTGGCAGTTCTTTAAAATCAATATCTGAAAATTGTTTAAAATCATCTACTAGTGTCTGTGTCCTGAAATCACGTTTTTTTAAGGATTTAATATAACTTAACTTAAAAATATGTGGATTGGCTCTAGTGTTTGCTGGATTTGGTGATTGAACTGATATTTTATATTCAGTTGATGGTATATTTAAAAACCATCTTATTAAATGGGCTAAATGGCCAGCTAAATTTTTGATGTTTAATTCATCATATTGTATATTTTCATCTGGCATTATTAATACATCAATATCTTCACTTTTATATTCTGAAAGATTTGGAATTTCGGCTAATACAAGCTGTATTGCTTTCCCACCTTTAAATATTAGTTTATAGTCTTGACCAATCATTTTGTATGATATTATTCCAAAAATAATTAATGTAGAACATAGAACAATGTTAAAATTTTTAAAATCAACGTCTGTGTCTTTTTGATATAAATCAAATAAAGTATAAGGTTCGTTTTTTGTTGGTGTAAAAAAAGTGGGTATTATCGACTTGACTATTTCACAAATACTCCATAAACTACTTACCTCATTATTTGTTATAGATATTCTTCCATCAGCAATCATTATATCATTAATTAATTTTCGTATAACAAACATTTCATCTTCTTCAAAAATAGGTGTCCAAAAATCCGGTTCAACATCTGGATTATAACCTTGTTCAGATGGCAATTCCATTGGTATGGTTAATTTTATAAATGGTTTAGATGAAATAACTGGCATATTAACAGGTTCTTCTATTACAGGTTCTTCTATTACAGGTTCTTCTATTACAGGTTCTTCTATTACAGGTTCTTCTGTCATTATTTCATTCATCTCATTTATTTGCTCTTCTGACAATGTGTTAATATCAACATCTTTTTCTAGTAAAAGTTTTATAAGTGTTTTATCCCGTAATCTTATTGCTTCTGATAATACAGTTATATCTTTAACATAATTTGTAAGATTAATATCGGCACCATTTGATATAAAAGTATTTAATAATGTACTTCGTATTTTCATATCACGTATTTTGTTAAAAATAACAACTAATGGTGGTACTAACCGTTCTAAACCATAAGAAGGACTATATTTATCAACAGGAACACCGTCTTTATCAACTGGAATTAATGTATTTATATTATTTTGATACCTTTTCAAATCATCTTTAAATTTATCCTTAGCCCTGTTTATTTGCCGCAGTGGTGCCTTTTCATTAATTGCTTGTTGTAGAGCACTTAATGATTTCATAAACATTTCTCTAAAATTTTGAACTTGTATTTTATCATAACCTCCTCTTAATGTTCTAGTCTTTCTTATAGTTTGCGTTCTTGTTGTTGTTATCTTTCTTATCTTTCTTCTTCTTATTATCTTTCTTGTTCTTCTTATCTTTCTTATCTTTATTGTCTTTCTTGTTCTTATTGTCTTTCTTGTCATTGTATAATATATTATGACAAAAATAATTAAAAAAAGAAACCTTTACTCTTCTGCTTCCTTGTCTTACGTTTTCTTCTTACATTTTTACCCTTAGTTTCATTATTGTTACTAGTATTTTCTGTTTTTCCTTCTTTTCCTTCCTTTTCTTCCTTTCCTTCCTTTCCTTCCTTTCCTTCCTTTCCTTGTTTCCCTTTGCTACCTTCTTCTTCTTCTTTGCTTTTATTCTTACTATCCGTTGGTCTGTAACGCAAAAACCACGAGTCATATTCAGTCGTCCCTTTTTTATCCTTTAGCTCCTTGAATTTCTCCGCCTTTTCAGCCCGCATCTCTTCAATTGTCTCCTGGTGACCCATACAACTGATTGAAAAACGGCGTAAGACACCATTTTGAGACAATCGGTTCTTTTCCTGGACTTCAAATAAATATTTGGACATACAGAGAATACGGTTCTTATCATAATAAGGTCTATCTGCGTATAAAAACGCCAAATAGAAACTCAACATAGTGTCAATCGTCGCAACTTTGACATCGTTTCCGGATTCCTTGATTATATTGTAACTATGGCACGCAAGTGGCTCATAAATAAACACAACAGTATCATTGCCTACACGAATTTCATAATGCGTCGCAATAATTTCACCTAATGCCGGGCGCCTTATAATTTTAACATTCTTGACATCCATATCATTAAGACGCTCCTTAATAATTTGCGCGGTTACAGTCGGCTCCTCGGATAGCACATCAAAATCCGGTATTTTAAGCAATTTGCGGCGCAAATGGTTTGGCATATGCTGCGCATAAATAGACAGCGCATACCCCCCAAAAAACACGACTCCTTGGTCTACAAGCGTCTGTTGAACTGTATCGTAAATTTGGTCCACATTCTCGTCGTCACCCATTTTGCGCTGAAAGTCTATGTGGTTACATTGGTTCGAATTGAGCGGATAATGCTTGTTCAATAAAGTTAATCGTTTCAATACCTTTTCCCAGCGTGACACGTCACCCGCAGGACGAGACAACTCTAAATACATACCCATACGCAGCAAATTCGGCGGCGCATATAATATGCCAAAAATCTTAATAGTCTCCTTCTTAATCGCATTAAATAACTCCTTGGGTAATAATGTGATATCGGCAACAGGGATAAAATTCACGAATACCTTGAATGTGCCATAATGCTGTCCCGATTTTGCCTCCACTTCGACAAACCCTTCTTTCACGTAAATGTCTGTCAGTTCTTTCGCATCATTTAAAGCATTGGAGCTGTAAAAGTCGTAATCAGGAATTTCAATATCCTTATTATAAAACTGGTCTTGTTTTGGCAATATATTATTGATTGCGGTCCCACCGTAGCAAATGAGCTTCTTGTGTCTTATAAAATCCTCTACAATGGCTATTATGCGTTTGATTTCCGGCGAATTGGCCTCTTTGCGCCCCCGTCGTTCGTCTGCGCTGTCTACCGCAGTGCGCAAAATGGCCAATTCACAATCTTCAAATTTCATTGACTTGTCGCATATTTGTTTTTTCATTATATATTTCTTAATATATAATGATACTAAAATTTTATTATTATTCTAAGGACTAAGATTTATTGGTAAATATCAAATAAGTTAAAAATATACCAAAGAAGTTTTTGGCAAATAAATCTAAAATATTATAGCAAGTATTTTTAATTTTATAAGGTAAAATAGCAGCTACACCATATAAAGACCAAAAAATAAAAAAGTAAATAAATATTTTAAAACCATCTTCGCTTAATAAAGCATATTTATCATAAATAATATAATAATAAATTAAAAATGGTATAAATCCTAATGATACACCTAATAACACAGGTATTACGGAAATTTCACCTAAATATCCAAATAAAAGCATTAGCCAATTGAGTAATAAAACAGGAATAATAGTATAAAACTCTTGATTGAATAAATCGAAAAAATTTAACTGATCACTCGTATTATCATCTATTTTTTGTAAAAATATTAAATAGAAAATTAAATTTATCAACATTGTTGGAGTTGTAATTACCCAATCAAAATATCGAGTTGGTGTAACATTCAAGATATTATTAAAATTATTAAACCAGTATACATAAAATGAACCTTCTATAAACTGAACAAATACTTCTAGTAACATCATCTGTTTTAAAAAGGCAAATTTTGAAGGCAGGTTAACAAATAAGGAAATAAATTCTATTATACCTGTTACTACTTGTATTATAATAGATGTAATTAAAGATGTATAAACGTTTATATTGCTCATATAATATTCAATTATATATAATGATATATAATTATTTGGTATTTGTATGTAAAACGCAATTTATGCCAGTCCTAAAAAGGTTCGACCAATCTTACTTGTAGCAAACATGCCACAACCTGACGCAATTTGAAGATAAAACACATTAGTTTTCTTAGTACAACACAATAAATATCCTGATAAACTAATAAACAGTAATGAAAAAAACCAAAACAACATGGTAAATGTATCCATTATATTATATATTGGATATATTATAAAATAAAATAAAATATTATTTACCATAACAAATGTATAGCTAAATTATTTGCGCTATATTTATTTTTTTTCCAATCGCCCTTAATTTTACGCGATCTTGTTAAATAGTTTTTTGAAGTTGGAACTTTTTGGATAAATAAAAAGGGGCAACTTCAAAAACGATTTGGAAAGAGGAAACCAAAATTATTGGAGGGTTCACTTGGTAATAATGGTTATTTGTTTGTATCTGTTTGTGAAGATGGAATATCCAAAAAGAAAACAATCCATAGTATTATGGGTGAAGTGTTTTTAGAAAATACTCATAGTCATAGAAATATAGACCATATTAATAGAATTAAAACCGACAATAGATTAGAAAATCTGCGTTGGTTAAGTCAAAGTTATAATATGTTAAATACAGACATTATTAAAAGTGTTGGATTCAGCAAAGACAAAAATAGATGGTATTCCAAATCTAGCGATACTATTATTGGTTATTTTTATACAAAAGAAGAAGCAGTTGCTTGTAAATATGGGTATTTAAAAGCACTTGGTATTATCACTATAGTAAATGAAAACAATAACAATTTGTTATATTCACAAAATTGTGATTATTAAATTAAAGTTGACAAATTTACTAGTCTTTCCAAGATATTTTTTAGAAAGGCGATAAACTTCGGTTGGGTTTGAATACAACCGAATTGGTTTTTTTGACATTATATAATTATAATTATAAAAACATCAAATATTAAATATTAAATATTATAATTAAAATATTGTCCTGATATTGTGTTCGTAGCAAAAGATAAACTAGGGTCTTGAGCAGGTGGAGCTGCTATCTTAACCGGTATATATCGCAAGGGAGCCGGTTTCAAAACAAACGCACTATTTTTGTCATTAAAGAACGCATCATTTTCCTCCACATTTGCCTCAATATTTTGATATCTCATTGCCAGCAATTGGCAGCCCGTCTCCCTCAAAACTACGGAGCTGGGATTATCTGGATTTGAACCCGGATTGGGAATACCAATGGTCATGCCTAATTTATTGAATTCAATCAATTCATTAATATCCGTATTTTTTACTTCGTCAAATGTTAGTTCTCTCATAAATATTGAGTTGCTGGTCATATTCACATACTCATAAAACTCAGCACATTCCATAAATGCCGTGTTGCTTTTATCTACAATAATTGAAACCTTGCCCATTAATTCTTTCAGCGGTGTCGTGCCATAATTGGTTATAGTGTTATTCTTAATTGTCTCATAACTATATTGCTTACCCATTAACATGTCCGAATATTTTTCAAATATCTTGGCAAAATTCTGATACATCTTCTGGTTTTCGCTCTTGATACGTAAATGAAATATAATGGGGTCTGTTGGATTAGGTGCACCCGATGTTGAAAATGCGTTGTCAGCTATTGTTTTCATTATGTCGCTAAAATTAATATAATTAAATGTCTCTTTTACGCAATAATTGTCGGCAGTGCTTGTTGCCACAACTGGTTGGTCGTCAATCGAGTAAATTTCAAAATCGAGTCCTCTTATACCTTGCTTCAAAAGGTCTTTTAGTGTACACATAGACACATAATCGTTTTTGTAATTGCCACCACTACAGCAATTGTAGGCCGATTTAACATAATAATCTCTAAATGAATACTGGTTTATTTTCCGTGTTAAATCAATTGGCAATATGCTCGTATTCAATTGGCCGTATACAGTATCCATAAGCTCACATTCACGAGTCAACATATTATTCGCCATATTGACATATATTGTAATGCCAAATATTAGACCAAGAATGCCGCCGATAATTGTGCCCATTTGCCCTTCGAACATTGCCTGTCCTAGAACGCTGAACATTACGGTTGATATAATTATTAATAATATGCCGCCAAAATTACCTGTTCCGGTGTAATAAAAATAATACAATAAGGTTATTACAATTACGGTAAACGTTAACATGGTTATTAGTGTGATGGATGTAGCTTCTGACATTTCTTTTATTTTTGACATACTATCTTGTATATTTGATTGCGCTTGTTGAGCTATATTTGGTGATGACATCTTTTATATTAGTCTATAAATATATTTTATAATTTGTTTATAAAATGTTTATAAAATGTTTATAAAATGTTTATAAAATTAAAAATAAGAATAATATAATAAAACGAATATAATTAGTTAAAAAAATAATATGTTAGTATTATAACAATTAAATATGCCTGGAGGTCTTATGAATCTTGTATCTGTTGGACAACAAAATATAATTCTAAATGGGAACCCGTCTAAAACGTTTTTTAAAACTACCTATTCACAATATACAAATTTTGGTCTACAAAAGTTCCGTGTCGATTTTGAAGGCTCTAAAACACTGCGTCTATCCGAACCATCTACCTTTACCTTTAAAATCCCTAGATACGCCGACCTGCTTATGGATTGCTATTTGACCGTCGCGATGCCCAATATTTGGAGCCCAATTATGCCGCCGCAGCAATTTGTTCAAAGCGACGGTACTACTACATATACCGATTGGGCGCCGTATGAATTCAAATGGATTGATAATTTAGGCGCCAAAATGATTTCAAAAATCAGCATTGTTTGCGGCAACTATACACTCCAGGAGTATTCGGGCGACTATTTGTTGGCAGCGGTCCAGCGCGACTTTACTGGCGTCAAAAAGGATTTATTCAACACCATGTCCGGCAGCACTGCTGAAATGAATGACCCGGGCAATTCTGGTTCGCGCGTCAATTCGTATCCTAATGCGTTTTATACTACCGATTTACCTGGCCCCGAACCGTCAATACGTGGGCGAATTTTATACATTCCGCTAAATAACTGGTTTGGACTCAAGTCGCAAATGGCGTTTCCATTGACATCTTTACAATACAACGAGCTTCAAATTGTCGTCACAATCAGACCCATCAGTGAATTATTTCAAATTCGTGACGTTTTTGATACGACTTATAATTATCCTTATATAGCGCCTAATTTTAACACGTGGTATATGCAGTTCTATCGGTTTTTACAACCACCGCCGGATATTTCATTGGGCTTAACATCGTATACGGATACCAGGACATTATGGAATGCTGATGTCCACTTGAATTGTACATATTGTTTCTTATCCAATGAAGAAGAGCGTATTTTTGCGATGGAAGAACAAAAATATTTAATTAAGCAGGTTCACGAACAGCAGTTTTTCAATGTTACTGGGCCAAATAAGGTGGCGCTCGATTCTATTGGTATGATTTCCAATTGGCTATTCTATTTCCAACGCAGTGACGCAAATTTAAGAAACGAATGGTCAAATTACACAAATTGGCCGTATAATTACATGCCATTGGATGTTGTCCAAGCCCCGGCAGCAGGCGACTATCTTATTTATAGAACAGATGCGTCTGGCAATCAGATACCGTTTTATATTGGACCGGGTGTTAATCCGAATAACAACCTAACTGGCTTGCTAATTACGTCAAATTATTCACCGGAAAATGACAAGATGATATTGGTGGCAATGGGTATTTTGTTAGATGGGTCTTATCGTGAAAATATACAGGCAGCGGGCATTTATAATTACATAGAGAAATATACGAGGACCAGTGGTAATGCGCCTCAGGGTCTGTATTGCTACAATTTTAGTATTCATTCCAATAATTCAGATTTACAGCCATCAGGGGCAATAAATATGAACCGATTTAATCAAATAGAGTTGGAGTTTACGACCATTATACCCCCATTGGACCCTTTAGCGCAAAGTCTTTCGATTTGCGACCCGCAAACAGGTCAAGTAATCGCGGTAAACAAGCCAACATGGCGCATCTATGATTACAATTTTAATCTAACATTGTTCGAGGAGCGCATTAATATTGTCAACTTTATTGGCGGTAATGTGGGGCTAATGTATGCAACCTAATTCCACCTTTGAAAAGGTGGAGCCAAACAGCAAGAGTTAACCCAACATTATTTGTTTTAAATTATGATATAAATATTATTTACATTTATATCATAATGGCTGATATTTTTGTAAATCATTTATGTTTTTTTTGCGATGAAATTTATACTCATCCAAGTGTTTTTATAGGTAATTATAGTGGAATATGGATTTGTCATCATTGTGACAATTTAATATTTCCAATAAATATTCATGAAAATGAAGAATGTTGTGTTTGTTTAGAAAATAAAAATGTAATTAAATTACCAACATGTATCCATAAACTATGTTTAGAGTGTTGTAAGACAATATACTTTGGGTCAACATCAGTTGAAAGACCATTAAATTGGAGAGAAATATCAATTGAATCACCAAATTGGCCTTTTGAAATTAATGAAGATGATAATAATGACCCTGAATATATAAAACAACAAGAATATGATAGATTTAATAATGAACATTTTGATATTGAAACAAAATCTTATGATGAATTAATAGTAATAAGAGATAATTTAATTCTAGAAAGGCCTCAATGGATGAATACAGAGGAATTTATAAATTATGAAAATTGCATGTTTAAATATCATACTGAATTTGTGAAATTAGAAAAGGAATGGAATAATTATAATGAAAATAAAACAAAAGGGAATAGCAGTTGCCCTTTGTGTAGAGCAAAATCTAGTAAAATATAGTTTGTCTCCACCTTTTCAAAGGTGGAAATGTATGTGACCTAGACCCCCCGATATATAATTATATTTTTTTCACGAAGTTAAGAAAGGTGGGAATTGGCCGCAGTCGGTCCGTTGTCATAGAACAATCCGGTGGCACTTTGTATTTGCTTGTATTGAGGTTCCATCATATATTTCTCTGGATTCGCATCATATTCGTTTGCCAATTTTTCGTTGTTTAGTTTTACTGCCGCCTCATATGATGGCTCCCACAATTTATATCCTTCATAAGGTCTAGGCACTTGCGCAGCCATGTCAATAACTGAGGCACTTGTCCCAATATCATATGTTAATGCGGAATGCTGTGGGTTCTGATTATAAATAAGTCTTCCTGTTTCTAAACTATCCACAGGGACATATGTTTGAGGCTTAATTGGCGCGGATTGTTCGGCGACAAATTTGTCGTGAACTTGTTTCAAAAGTGACTGACATCCGTCTTGATAACAATCTACATCGTCGGAACATTGTTTCCCAGTTTTAGAACATTTGGCATTATAACAGGCATTTTGGCAACCTAGAGTGTTATTTAATGGCAAATCAACCGTGTGACTGTATTCATTGACAACTTTAGTGCTAATATTTGAGTTACTTTTGTTGAATGTGTCTGGATTGTATGTAATATTTCCATACAATACATTTTCGGGTTTATCATCATTTGTAGTAAACCCTTCTTTTCCTTTTTCTTTTCCTTTTTCTTTTCCTTTTTCTTTTCCTTTTTCTTTTCCTTTTGTTGTTTCAGAAAAAAATTGCGTTACTAAAGCAAAGAATAACAACACTAGGATAAATGACAATATTATGTATTTATATTTATCTATTATCAGACGTTGACTCATTTATATAATATATATTTATCTAATATATTTATTCAGTATCAAGATATTCATTATCAAAATATTACAAGTTTATGTAAAATGTAATTTAGTGATTAGTATATTATCTATAAAATTTAATATATATTTATTATAAATAATGTCAGATACAACTACTAATGATGATGCTATAAACGAAAATAAAAATAAATCGGCTCAAAAAGTCAACGTAGATAAATTTATAATTAATTTTGCGCTTTCAATGATTGGTATTATAATTTTTATTGTATTTGGTACTTGGTGGCTTTATATAGCTAAAACATCTACAGCTAAAATTATTCCAGTTGATACAGCATATGAACCATATACTTGTGAAAAAAATGTGAACTATGGAAAGGATGTTAGTGCTGGCACTGGTGTTGGTGTTGCTGCTATTGGTGTGCCAATAAAAGTTCCAATGAACACAATGTCGGAACTCGATTTCAAAGGTCTTAAATTTTGGGGCGAGCCTATTGGAAAATGGGAGCAAGAAGCCACCTTTGCGTCTCAAGATTTTATTAAATCATTCAAGGATTCATTTATTAGCAATCTTCGCAAAAAAACAGACAACCCAGCAGCTGCTTCCAATTATGATAAATACAAATCCATTGTATTAAATAATGTGGTTGCCAACGGGTTTGGTTTATACAACAAATTTAGTTTTCCAGATGGCCTTCGAATGTTGCCCGACTCTCTTAAAATAATGATATATGGTGTATTTGGATTAATGTTTTTTCCATTGTTTTGGGTTTGTAATGGTATGGCATCATTTTGGTATTTAATAAAGACGCTTATGGTGGATGAAGCGCAAAATCCAGAAAATCCAAATGATGGTGGCTATGCAGGCGGACTTTTTGACGGCATTGATATCTTGAAAAATGGTGATTCTTGGTTCTCAAATGCTGGTAAAATGCTTTTACGATTTTTTATCTGGATACCAATTTGGTTTATGGTTATTCCATTGTTTAGTATGTTTGTGTTCCCAACAATTGGCACATTTTATCCGTTTTTCAAAATGTTATTTTCGGCTAGATACAAATTGAAGGAATATGACCCTTTTAAAGACGATAAACAATCCGATATCAAAAGTAGCTTAGATTTTATTAAAGATAACCTTGTTTATAAACGCATTTTAATATTAGTGTTTGCTATTTTGAACTTGTTTACATGCGCAAATACATATTTAGGGGAAAAATATTTTGGCGCGGTGGTTCTTGCGACCGTTCTGGCGATTGTATTTGGCAATATTTTTGTGAATACGGAGCCAAATGATGCCACTATGATATCTATAAAAGTTGAAGAGCCAGAACTTGTTGAGCCAGCACCAGCGGATGATGATTGCGGTGAATATCACGAGCAGGTTATTAAGGCATGGATTGGTTTGAAGAAAAAGAATGATGAAGCTGACATATTAATCGACCAGTTCAGAAATAGTGAAAATGTAGCTATACAAAATATAATTACTAGTTTAAAAGCAGAAAGGAAAAATATTATAAATCAGTTTAAGAAATTAGATGGGACGGTAGACCCAAAAAATGTTTATGTAAAAAATACTAGGGGTGAGGAAGTTAATTATAGTGTGTTGTTTAATGCTTATAGTAGCTTTGTTGATATTTCTAAGAAAGATGCAAATGAAGAGGCAGAAAAATTTGAAGCAGCACAAGCAGCAGCACAAGCAGAAAAGGAAGAAGCAGAAAAGAAAGAAGCAGAAAAGGAACAAGCAGCCAAATCGGAGGCAAGTAGTAAAGATACCACTGAAACTAGTAGTAGTAGTAGTAGTAGTTCAGCAAGAGTCGGAGGGGGCGGTTCTAGTAGTAGTTCAGCAAGAGGCGGAGGAGGCGGTTCTAGTAGTTCAGAATTAGACAGTACACCCCCTTCTAAAGTTACTAATAAATCTAGTAGAGAACAATTAGGTGGATTTATAAATGATAGAACGTCAGCAGCATCGTCAGGTTCTAAAGTTGATAAAGCCGTAGATATTGAACAATTTGTTAATCCTAGTCCTCAAATACTTCGTAATGAAAATAATGATTGTATAAAACACTGGGAAACAATGATGAATAATGGGTCTATCACTGATATTAATGTAACTGATAGAAAAGGCAATACGGCATTAATGAGGCAAGCTCAATCTGGTACCCCGAAGGCCATGACATGGTTATTAACTCGCAACCCTCCGGCAAAAGTCGATATACAAAATGACGAAGGAGAAACAGCTCTTATGATAGCCGTCAAACATATTGGGAACCCAGAGAGGGTCAAAGTGTTATTGAAAAATGGCGCCAACCAAAATATATCGGATGAAAGTGGCCGGACTCCGCTGGAATACGTAACAGCCAACCTTAGAGACCTAGACAACCGAAATGATATAAATCCTGAACAAAAAAGGCCTTTTCTAAGAATGAAAGAATACCTTGAATCCTCTGCGGGAGTAGTAACCAATTCGGCGTCTGGAGGAGGACCAGGACCAGGAATAAGCAAAAATGTTGAAAATATGAGCTACAATTATGGACCCAGTTCTAACCCATTAAATCAAAAATTATCAGTTAAAGGCGCAGGGTCGACAGCAGGTGGTAATCAAATGGAAAACAAGGCGTCGGCGTCGGGAGGTGGAGTAGAAAACTC